GCGGCATTGAACTTACTAAGGAGGCTATTGCAAAGGAAGCAGAGCTTGCTAGGGTCGCAGCCAAGAAGCTTCCGCCTAACAAGCAATCTGTCCAGCTTGCAAGGATTGCTCAAAAAGAAGCCAGTCAGCTAAACAGGCTTCAGCAAGAGGAGCTTAGGACTGCGAACAATCTCGCCAAGGCAAAGCTTGAATTGAACGAGCTTTTGACCAAGGCCAAGGGCGAGCAAGGGCTATTGAATGATGAGCAACTGCAGCAAGAGTTAAATCAAATCAGGGTCAATGAGTTGATGCTGAAGTACAACATTCTTATTGAAGAAGGTGTATTCAGTGCAGAAGACTTGAAGAAAAAACTCCAAGAAGCTGTTGCTGCGCTGAGCGATCCAGAGGAGAAGACAAATGGCTTTGTGCAGGGACTAAAAGACCTTGTCAAGGAAGCTACTAACTTAAATGAAAGGCTCGGCGAGTTTGGAGTACAAGCCATAGACGAGTTTGCGAACACATTTGCAGACTTTGTCGCTACAGGGAAGGCAAGCTTCCGAGATTTTGCAAACTCAGTGCTGCAAGACTTGGCGCGTATTTTTGCCCGTGCTGCTTTCTTCCAGGCGTTGGAAGCATTTTTCCCTGGCCTGGGCCAAACCGCCAAGGTCACCGGAAGTGCTAAGGGCAATGTCATTGCCAAAAACAAGATCGTGCCTTATGCCACGGGCGGGATCGTCAAGAAGCCCACGCTCTTCCCGATGGCAAATGGTGCCGGGCTCATGGGCGAGGCCGGGCCTGAGGCGATCATGCCCCTGCGTCGAGGAGCTAATGGAAAGCTTGGCGTCGAGGCTTCTGGCGGGGCAATGGGCAACATAGTGGTCAACGTTGATGCTGCTGGCTCATCTGTAGAAGGAGATGCGAGCCAGCTCAATCAACTAGGCAAGGCGATTGGTATTGCAGTACAACAGGAGCTGGTGAAACAGAAGCGTCCTGGAGGCTTGCTCGCAACCTAATGGCTACTTTCCCTTCTATTGATCCGTCTTACGGAGCGTCAAAACGCAGTCAACCCGCTGCTCGGTCTGTTAAGTACGGCGACGGATATGAAACCAGGTTGACGTACGGCCTCAACCAAAACATGAAAGAGTGGCAGCTTGAATTTCGTAATTTGACTGAGGCAGATGCAGACACCATCGAAACGTTTTTAGACGCGAGGGCTCAAGACCAAGACGCATTTGACTGGTCGCCTCCTGACGAAACAAGCACTTACAGGTGGAAGTGCCCTTCTTGGACAAAGACACTTCCCTACTCCAATCTGGCGACTATCCAGACCACCTTTATTCAAGTACCTGAACCGTAATGGCAGTAGCATCTTGGACCGGTAATACATCATTTGCTGTTGGGCAGATACGTCGTGCCACAGCAGAACAGGCGTCTGGCTTGTTTTTTCGTTGCTCTACAGCGGGTACGTCAGCAAGCTCAGAGCCTAGTTGGCCAAACATGGTTGGCGATACCATTACTGATGGCACCTGTGTTTGGACTGCAATTGCATCTGCATATGAGGAGTTAGCGAAAATCAATCCGAGCGCAATCATTGAGCTGTTTGAGCTGAGGCTCGATTCAACGCTTCATGGGAGTAGCGATATTTATCGATTCCACGCCGGAGCTAACGCTGACATCAGTGGCAATATTGTTTTCGGTGGCAGCCCTTATGTACGGATTGCAATTAAAGGCGATGGCTTTGAGTACACCAATACAGGTACGTTGCCGCGTCCCACACTTTCGATTAGCAACCTTGATGGCACCATGACCGCGCTGTTGCTGTTGGTTAATGCCACTACGGCCGGGAATGATCTTGGCGGAGCAGAGGTTCGTCGTATCAGAACTTTGAAAAAATATCTTGATGGGGAAAGCACAGCCGACCCAAATGCTCAATGGCCACAAGAACGTTGGTTTGTTGATCGAAAATCAAGCGAGTCTCGCGATCAAGTGACGTTTGAGCTTGCCAGCAAGTTTGACCTTGCAGGACAAAAAATTCCTAAGCGTCAGGTTATTGCCAACGTATGTCAGTGGAAGTACAGAAGTAGTGAGTGCAGCTATGCCGGCAGCAATTATTTTGATGTTAACGGCAACACTGTCAGCACTTTGGCTGAAGATGTATGTGGCAAGCGAGTTTCAAGTTGCAAGCTTAGATTTGGGGACACAGCAGAACTGCCGTTCGGCTCATTCCCTGGAGCGGGTCTTACCAAGTGATGAAACTAACTGCGTCAATGCAAGCTGAAATACTTCAGCAAGCGGTAGACGAGTTCCCTCGCGAGAGCTGCGGACTAGTCGCTGTTGTCAAAGGTCGTCGACGTTATTTCCCGTGTCGCAATATTGCAGAAACTCCTGACGAACACTTTGTGTTGGAGGGCTGGAACGAAGTAGAAGATAAGGGTGAGGTGGTTGCTGTGGTTCATAGTCATCCGAAGACCAATCCTGAGCCATCCTTGGCTGATCGTGTTGCGTGTGAAAAATCTGGTTTGCCTTGGTTCATTGTCAACCCTAAAACCGAAGCTTGGGGATACTGTGAGCCAGATGGGTTTGAGCTGCCTTATGTCGGTCGCGAGTTTGTCCACGGTGTAGTTGATTGCTACAGCCTCTGCCGGGATTGGTACAAAAGAGAATGGGGCTTGGAACTTAGGGATTACGACCGTCGAGACCAGTGGTGGGATCACGGGGAGAATCTGTACTTAGACAACTTTCAAAAAGAAGGCTTCTACAAGATTCCCGTTGAGGAATTGCAGCGTGGTGATGCGTTGTTGATGAATCTCGTCTCACCAGTGCCAAACCATGCCGCTATCTACTTAGGGGACCAACAGGTGTTGCACCATGTGCAGGGCAGGCTCTCTAGCAGGGACGTCTATGGCGGTTACTATGGGAAAAGCACTGCCTGCGCCTTGAGGCATGAAAGTCGTTAAGGTCTACGGCGCTTTGCGTAAACGGCTTGGTCAATGCCGGTTCGAGTTTGACGTAACCACACCAGCGCAAGTGATTAAAGCGCTGTGCGTCAATTTCCCAGGGCTAGACAAGTGGTTGATTGATAGCGAGAAAGACGGAGTTGGTTATCGCGTAACGATCAGCAAGGAGAAGGTCGGCGAGGAGAACGTTCTGCCTTTGCTGGTTCCATTTAGTGAACGAGAGGTGTTCAGCATCACGCCTGTCATCGCTGGTGCCGGACGAGGCACTGGCATGATCCTTGCGGGAGCAGCGCTAATTGGCATTGCGATTGTCTCTGGTGGTGCTGGTTTGTTTGCTGGAGGTGCAGCGGGTTTTGGTGCAACGACTGCCGGTGGATTTGCAGCAGCTACCTTTGGCGTGAAACTGGCAGTTGTTGCAGGCAACTTAGGCCTTGCGCTGGTCTTAGGGGGTATCGCTCAAGCGTTGTCGCCGCAGCCTCAACTGAACAGCACGCTTGACGAGGCAGTGCAACTGGAATCTTTCACCTTCTCAAACGTTTTAAACACTTCAAAGCAGGGAATGCCTGTTCCTATCGCCTATGGGCGGTTGTTTGTTGGATCGGCTGTGCTGTCGAGCGGCCTTGATGTTGATCAGGTACAAGCATGACTGACACCAAATACATTCAAGGCGCTGGCGGCGGCGGCGGCAAAGGCGGCGGCGGTGGCAATCGAACCCCGACAGAGCAGGACGATACCCTTCAGTCAGTACAGTTTGCCAATGTTCTTGACCTTATTAGCGAAGGCGAGATCCAAGGCTTAGAGGATGGCAATAAAAGCATTTTCTTAGACGACACTGCTGTTCAAAACCCCGACGGCACAAATAATTTTACTGGGTACACTGTTGCAACTCGTACCGGCACCCAGGCGCAGGGGCACATACCCGGTCCTTTCAATGCTGTAGAGCGAGAAACAGGGGTTGGCGTTGAGGTCACAAACAGCACACCCGTAACCCGCACCATTGCTGACACTGATGTTGACCGTGTTCGCGTAACACTAAGTATTCCAGCATTGCAGGTTATAACAAACGAAGGCGATGTTGTTGGCCACAGTGTCAGCATCAAGATTCAAGCTCAATACAATAATGGTGGCTACAATGATATTGTTGAAGACACAATTAGCGGCAAAAGTAGTAATCGATATCAGCGCGACTATTTAATCGATTTTACGGGCAGCCACCCGGTCGACATAAGAGTTGTTCGCGTTAGTGGCGACGAAACAAGTCAAAAAAGGCAGAACAAAACTATATTCGGAAGCTTTACTGAAATCATTGACGACAAGTTCCGCTATCCAAACTCTGCGCTGGTCGCGCTACGTTTCGATTCAAGGCAGTTTCAGTCAATCCCTACTCGCAAATATTTGATACGCGGAATCAAAATTAAGATTCCTAGCAATGCCACGGTAGACACTACAACGCATCTTGGTCGCGTAACTTATTCAGGGGTTTGGGATGGCACTTTCCAGTCTGCGATTTGGTGTTCAGATCCTGCCTGGATACTTTATGACCTCTTAATTTCTGAGAGGTATGGTGCAGGTGTGCCTGAAAGTACGCTGGATAAGTATGACTTTTTTGCCGTAAGTCAGTACTGTAACGAGCTTGTTTCGGATGGCGCTGGCGGCCAAGAGCCTCGCTTCAGCTGCAACATGCTGATCAATCAACGAGACGAGGTTTACAACGTCATCCAGCAGATGACAGCTATTTTCCGTGGCATTGCTTATTACAGTGCTGGCTCTTTGGCTCTCCTGCAGGACAAGCCTTCTGACCCGCAGTATTTAATAAGCCAAAGCAATGTTGTCGACGGCATTTTTGAATACGCGGGAACAGCTCAGAAGGCTCGTCATACCGTTGCTGTCGTAGCTTGGCAGTCTTATGACACTCGCGGCGACCAAGAATATGAGTACGTTGAAGATCATGATGCTGTTGCTAAATACGGCATTATCAAAAAAGAGATCAAGGCAATTGGTTGTTACAGCCAAGGCCAAGCGCATCGCATTGGAAAATGGATGCTTTTGTCTGAGCAGAATTTAACTGAAACCATCCAGTTCGGCGTTTCAATTGATAGTGGCATTGTTCTTCGCCCTGGAATGGTTATTGATGTTGCAGACCCAATGCGTGCTGGGGCTCGTCGTTCTGGGCGAATCAAATCTGCCTCGCTACAGCCATCTTTGTTGACCACTCAAATTGTTGCAGATAGCAGCAATGATTTGACTGTTTCCCTTGCTGCACAAAACAGTCCAAAGCTTTCGGTAATGCTGCCGACTGGTGTTGTTGAAACAAGAGACATTCCGGTTGGCGGCATCCAACCGCAAGCAGATGGAACGTGCAAGATCGATGTCACAAGCGCTTTTAGTCAGCAACCAGCCCCTAACTCAATTTTCATGGTTCAGACGACTGAACTGTTGCCTCAGCAGTTCCGTGTTGCGTCTGTCGTGGAATCTGAAGACGGGGTCTACGGAGTCAGTGCAATTGCGTATAACAGCTCAATTTATGACGCTGTTGAGTCTGACGTTGAACTGACGACTCGTGATATCACGAATTTATCGGCAATACCAAATCCAGTCACCAGTATCACTACTGAAGAATTCTTGTATGAGGAGGCCAGCGGTGTTTTTGTCGGTGCGTCAGTTAGCTGGAACCATGATCGCGTAAACGTAAATGATTTTCGAGTTCAGTACCGAATTGATAATGACAACTGGCAGGTAGTCGCTACATCCTCTCCTTCAGTCAATCTGCGCAATTTGCGTTCAGGAAGGTTGTACTTGCAGATTCAAGCAAGAAACTCTCTAAACAAAGGCAGTCAAATTACGTCTGCCAATTTCCAACTGGAAGGCAAGACAGCTGCGCCAGCTGCAGTGACTAACTTCAGCATGATTCCGGTCAATGGCCAGGCACGCTTGACTTGGACGCAAGCTGCTGATCTGGATGTTCGTGTCGGCGGTTATGTGCGGTTGCGGCATTCTCCTAACTTAAGTGGTGTCACCTGGCCCACTTCAACCAGCATTTCTGAGCAGATTGCAGGCTCTGCGACTGAAGCTTACGCCGACCTGAAAGCTGGAACGTATAGCGCGAAGTTTGTTGACTCTGGTGGGCGCGAAAGCCTCACTGCTGCGCTGATTGAATTCACAAAAGCGGATCTGCAGAACGTTGAGGTTGTTGGTGCGTTGGGCTCTACAGAAGATCCATCGTTCAGCGGCACCAAAACCAACCTGACTGTCGACACTGCAAATAATGAGTTAGAGCTGGCAACTACTGGTAATGAGCTTGCAGCTATTGGCGCGTTTGATCTTGAAGACGGCGGAGCATTGCTGCTTGAAGATGACAGCGAATACCTGTTGCAAGGCGACAGCGAGCTGCATACGTCTGGAACGTATGTCTTTAACAGCGGCAACACGTTTACGTTGAGCGATGTTTTTAGTCTTCAGCTGGATAGCACGTTGCGGGCTCGCAGCTTTTTCCCGTATGGAGAACGCCTCGACGATGAGCCTGACTTTGATTTGATTACTGATTTTGACGGTGCTGCTCCAAACACTTGTGATGTCAAGCTGTTTATCCGTACCACCCAGGATGATCCTGCAGGATCTCCAACGTTCACGAGCTGGCGTCGGTTCAACAATGCTGAATTCAAAGCCCGTGGGTATCAGGTCAAGGCAGAGTTCAGCACTGGCGGTCCGCAAGAGCAGATTGCTGTTGACCAGTTGCGTATTCAGGCGCAAATGCCGATCAGAACGATTACTGGGACCGTGACTACCAGCACCAGCGCGGATGTGTCAGTGAGTTATGGCGCTGGCAACAAGTTCTATGTGGCCCCTGACGTAGGCGTTGTAATGGCGGCTCAAAGCACCGGTCAAAACTATGTGATCACGAACCTCTCTGCTACCGGATTTGATGTGTCGGTCTATGATTCGATTGGTGGTAGCAGGATTGCAAAAGCGATCACCTGGACCGCTACTGGCTACGGAATCGGCTGATGTCCTTTGTAAACGAGACAAAATCCACTCCGATCCAGAATGACACTGGAGCGAACGTCCGTTCGGACATCAACTCCAACATGGCTGCGATTTACAGCCTGAATGCGAGTTCCTCTGAGCCCAGTGCTGCTAATTCCGTAGCCCGGATGATCTGGGCGGACGAAACCAATAATCAGTTGAAAATTAGAAACGGCACAAATACGTCGTTTCTGACTATTGGCTCCTTAAACGAAACCAACCTCGGACTAGCGACAAAAGCTAGCCCTACGTTTACTGGCAACGTCGGCGTACCTGCTGGAACGCTCAGCAGCTTGCCGATCCGTCGGTCTGACGACACCAACACCGGGATCTATTTCAGCGCAGCTGACACGCTGGACATTGCAACGGGTGGGACGCGCCGTGCTCACTTTGACACTAATGGCATCACGATTCGTGATCGCAAAGCACTAAGGCTGCGGGATACGAGCAACAGCAACTTTGTTGCACTTCGTGCTCCAGACAACGCAGCAAGCGACATCACGCTGACCTTGCCTAGCAGTGATGGCAACGCCAATGACGTGTTGCAGTCAGATGGCAGTGGCAATCTGAGTTTTGCTGCTTTGCCGCAGGCTGTGCCGACTGGATCGGTTCACATGATGGCAACGACCACTGCACCGAGTGGTTACTTGAAGTGCAATGGCGCTGCTGTTAGCCGGACAACTTATGCCGACTTGTTCGCG